CAAGTTCAACGCAGTTGACAAAAACTATCTATCACATATAACTTGGCCTGACAAACATCCTTGTGCAGGACAACCAATAGAATTACGAGACTACCAAGTGGAGACAATCAATAAGTTTATTGAAAATCCACAAAGCATACAAGAAATCGCCACAGGTGCAGGTAAGACCATAATCACTGCGGCACTGTGCCAATTGGTCGAGCCCTATGGCAGAACCATAACGATTGTTCCAAACAAAAGCCTTGTGACCCAAACAGAAGAGGACTTTCTGGCCTGTAATCTGGACACTGGAGTGTACTATGGTGATAGGAAAGAAGTGGGACGATACAATACAATAGCAACTTGGCAAAGTTTAAATGTGTTAGAAAAAAAAGCCAAAAATGAACATAGCACAGAGTTCAAAGAATTTTGTGATGGCATACAGACCGTGATCATAGACGAAGTGCATATGGCAAAAGCAGATGTGCTAAAAAGATTACTTACAGGTCCGTTTGCACACTGTGGCATACGTTGGGGACTTACAGGCACTGTGCCAAAAGCAGATTATGAATTCATGGGTTTGAAATGCAGTATAGGGGAAGTGGCAAACAGAATAAAGGCAAGTACATTGCAAGACAAGGGCGTTCTGGCCAACTGCCACGTTAATGTTTTACAGACACAAGATCATCCACAATTTAAAACATATGCAGAAGAACTAAAATGGCTAACAACTGATACTACGCGGATGACGTGGGTGGCCAACACTATCAAAGATATAGCAACATCAGGGAACACGCTGATATTGGTCGACAGGATATCGGCAGGTGAAATGCTGGAAAAAAAAATAAAGGATTCTGTGTTTGTATCAGGATCAACCAAAAACATGGATAGAAAGGAACAATATGATGAAATATCTACTGCAACAAATAAAGTTATTATTGCCACATATGGAGTTGCCGCTGTTGGCATTAATATTCCTAGGATTTTTAATCTTGTTCTCATAGAACCAGGAAAGTCTTTTGTGCGTGTGATACAGTCTATAGGACGTGGTATAAGAAAAGCAGAAGACAAAGACAGTGTTCAGATTTGGGACATTACCAGTAGTTGCAAATTTGCAAAACGACATCTTGGTGCAAGGAAAAAGTTTTACAAAGAGGCCAATTACCCGTATAATATAGAAAAGATAAATTATGAAAATCCTTACACTAGACGATAGAGCATACACGCTAGAAAAAATACCTGAATGGGTAGACGAAAAATTAAGGTTTGCAGTGTTAGACAACTCAGATCCTAACAATCCAGACTTCTTTTACATACCGTTGATATTCCTAGAAAGTTTTAATGCTCCGGCGGCGGTGCTAGAAATTGGGCCACACAAAATTAAAATGCCATTGGATTGGAAAATGCTAATAGGCGAGGCCGGACAATCTGAGATGCATGTGTTACCAATAACCAGCTTGAACGACAGAGGCTTCGATGCATTTACTTTTAATCCTTTATCAAGTCCAAAGCCAGACTTTCACCCAATAGATGTGGTAGACATTTACACCGAGGTAAAATGGTATTTTCCAAAAATTAAATCCGGACAGATGTTAGCAGTGCCACTAGATAATGGTCCGAGGCCAACGTGTGCTTACTTCGTAAAAGATATTTCAAGACAATGTGAACAGGTAGATTATGGCTCGGTCTGGTAGGAGAACAATAAAGATTGACGCCCCCATAATGATAACCAGCAATAAGATCGCGGTGTGGATGGACCAAGGCGAATGGGCCATGGAATTTTTTGATTGGCTTACAAAAAGCAAACTTAACACAAAACTTTCAGGTTTACAACATATGCAAAATAAAATAAAATTAACTTTTGTGACAGCAAAGGACTGCACAATGTTTGGATTAAAATATGCCAGCAGAAAAAAATAGAAAATTTTTTGATCTACGTAACGGATTGAAAGCAGTCGATTTTAGAAATAAAGATTACTTTGACAGGATTGACGACAAAGAGAAATCCCTGTATTCACCGTACATGCTAATGAGATACGTGTCAAGCACATCGGCGAAAGATCCATTCTTTGTGGAACACTATGTTGAGATGGTCAACGAGTGCGTAAACAAACATTGCTTCACGCTAGGCAAACATAAAAAACTACTTTGGATATTAACTGCTATGTGTGGCTCATTACAACAGCAGTTTCATCCATGGATAAAGCCTATGAAACGTGTACCAAATAAAAGTCTAAAAAAATTACAACAGATATATCCAACATGGAAAGAATCTGACCTAGAAACTTTAGACAAGATAATCACGGACAGAGAATTAGAAGAATTGTTAGAGGCACATGGCAAAGAAATTTAAATGCACATATTGTGGCAAGGAATTCACAAAGGAACGCACACTACAGGTCCATATGTGCGAACCAAAGAGACGATATCTACAACGAGATGAGAAGTGGGTCGTGAATGCATTTATGGTATTTCAAAGATTTTATCAAATACATCAACACAATTCTAAACTAAAAACATATGACGACTTTGTAAAAAGTGCATACTACAATGCGTTTGTAAAATTTGGTAGATTCATAATGCATATCAATCCATTGTATCCTGACAAGTACATAGACTTTGTGTTACGATCAAAAATAAAACTTGATCACTGGGCTAGAGATGATCTTTATGAAACATACTTGATCGAAGCACTTAAATCAGAGACCGTAGAGTCAGCACTACAAAGAAGCATCACAACAATGATGGACTGGGCTACTGAACAGAATGCCCAGTGGAGTGACTACTTTAGACTTGTGAATACAAACAGAGCTGTGCAACATATCCAACAGGGAAAGATAAGTCCATGGTTGTTGTTAGGTTGCAGTGCAGGAAAAAGAATGTTAAAATCATTTAACGACGAACAATTACAAATGATAGAGAGATTTATAAATCCAAGTTTCTGGCCAAGCAAGTTAAAAAGCTATCCGGCAGATGTCATGCTGGTGCAAGATACAGCAAGGGAGGCCAAAATTGTCTAAGATAGATTTAGAAATCTCTAACAACATAGAATTTGAAGAAGGAGATTGTGCAGTAGTAATAAAAGAAGATGGGTCAATAGGACGTGTTATAATGCCAAGAATGAATAGAGCAATTTTAGAGACCGAAGGATACAAAAAATTGCTTGATGTGTTGGAAGTGCTTCAACCTGGCTCACGTGATAAGTTGATACAACACAATGAAAAAGAGAAAGGAAGTGTACACTAATGTATTATCTAAGACAACTTTTTAATAAAAGGACTTTGCTTGGCGTTGCAAGTATTGGTGGATTTATATATCTACTAGCACTGCTTTTAAACTTTTTACAAGGAACAATATAATGCCTGATGTAGACATAGACTTTTACGACAGAGACAACACACTGAAGCTGTTCAAACACACGCCTGCTTCAATGATCAAAGAAGGCAAGTTAGAGAAACATAAGACAGGTGTTTACTTCCATGCTGTGCCTGAACATCCTGTGACAGGTCATGCCTCATTAGATTACAAGAATGCAGAGCATAGAGGATACTTTAAGATAGATTGCCTGAACGTTAACATTTACAAAGAAGTTAAATCAGAACAAGAGCTTGTTGAACTCATGATACAAGAACCAGACTGGGACGTTCTTAAAGATAAAAATTTTGTTGATAAACTTTTCCATCTGAACGGACATCACAACATAGTTAACAAATTGCAACCAAAGAGCATAGAACAACTTGCGGCTGTATTAGCCATTATACGTCCTGCCAAACGGCAACTGATGTACAAGCAATGGAATGAAATAATGAAAGATGTTTGGGTAAAGCCCACTGATGGATCTTATTTCTTCAAGAAATCACATGCAGTGGCATACGCACAGGCGATAGTTGTCCAGATGAATTTGATCAGCAGAGCTAAATATAGTTTTGATGCACCATCAAAAAACTAAAAGAAAAATCCAAAAAAGACGAACCAAAAAATCCACCGCTTCTAAAAAGGATCCATATACGTACCAGCCAGATAGTCCCTTAACACAACACTATCTTACAACAGGTGCTATACTCCCTTTAAAGAAAAAAGATTAGACCGGACGTCTTACTAACTGTATAGTTCTTCTTTTTACCCGTTTCTTTGAAATATCAGATAATCTCACAGTTGGGCCATGGACAATTTCAATGTCTTTTGAATTCAGTGTAACAAGCGTACTCCTGAAATAACGAAACTCGCCTTTAAGGAATATGTTAATAGGTAATTTTCTGTTGGATTCGTGCCACCAAATTTCACCACATTTCAAGTATCTCATTTTATCCTGGGGTGAATAAAGTCTACCGTAGTCATAGAAACTTATAACATTGGTGTCTTGGTTCTGTACTATACCAACATACTCCAAATCTCCCTTT